TAAGGTAGGTCCTCTGTCCATCATGTTACCTTTCGAACAGAGGAAACCAGACCTTTTTAAATTCTATTGCCTTCCCAAAGTGTCGGATGATTTCCGATATGTTGAGTTAGCATATGAACGCATCTTACAGCGTATGCCAAGAAATCTGAAAATGACATCTATCGACGATGCTTTCAAAGCAATGCCTAAGGGAACTAACTTAGGTGCTCCATTTTTCAAGAAGACGCCTGATCTTTATCCCGAACTGATTAGGTTGACTAAGATGATTGAGAAAGATGGATTCGACCAACATTATAACAAGTATCCTTGTATGCTTTACTGGAGAGGCCAAGCTACTGGCTTCGACAAGCCTGTTAAACAACGTGCGGTATGGGGATATCCCCATATAATAAGTCTACACGAAGAGCGGATAATGATACCAATCATCCATGAATTTAAGAAGTTTCCTGAATTCGCCGCTTTAGTGTCAGATGACGCAGTGAATAGGAGGGTTACAGATATGTTAAAACACCCTAATAGGAAGCAGTCTGTTGATTTCTCTTCATTCGATCAATTCGCAGGACCAATGATTGGCTACGTATTCGATCTCATACGGGCTATGTTCCACAAGAGTGCTTGGAAACTAATTGACTATGTAGAGCACGAATTCAGAACAATACCACTACTCCATCCAGACGGCATCTGGACTGGTGAACACGGCGTTCCTTCAGGAGCTGGTCCAACCAACTTCTGTGACTCTATGGTTAACTGGCTGTTTGCAGAGGCATTTGCAATCAAGCAGGGAATCAAACTGTTAAAAGCCGTGTTTCAGGGCGATGATGGTGGGTATCTCTTCAGTGAAAATATCGAGACTGAAAAGTTAGTTGAATTCGGACGGTCATTAGGGATGTACGTTGGATTTGATAAGGGCGGTAATTCCGCTGATGTCATGTTGTATCTATAAAATGTTCACATGTTCGAATATACTGTGAACGGACTGAATGTCGGTGTAAGGCCAATCGAGAAAAGTCTATCTGGAATGATGGGCTTTGAAACAGCTCGTGATCGTTCTTGGCGTCCAGTCGATACAACGATGAGATGGCTCCAACAAGCGGAGTCACTGAGATATCACCCGTCTTTTGAAAGAATCGCGAGACTTTTGTACAATAACGATCGTTTACTGAGACAATTCAACATTCGTGAACTGATTTCACTAGCTGGTGTCTTAGTGAACTCGAAGCCAGGCC